GCCTCTTCATTGCCGAAGTAACTCCACTCTGAGCCGTGCGCTGTTTGGCGCTTCCCGCTCCCGGAGATATCGGCTTGCCTTGTGGCCGAATGACTGGCTTGGGCTTAGCAGCCATCATTCGATCATACTTGGATGCCTTCAACAACACTGTCAGCATCCTGCTGTCGTATACTTGCGACAATTCCTCTTCGGCAAACCCAGCAGCTAAGCCAGTCTTGCGCATCGACTGCAAGTCCTTGGCCTTCCGTTTAGGGTCTGTCCAGTGCTTACGATTCATAGCTTCGAATTTGGCACCCTCTTCTTCAGCGAATGCCGCTAGTTGAACAGATTGTGATTCGTTGATCTTCTTGGTGGCTTCCCCAAGCTGGCCCTGAAGCTGGGCGCGGAAAGCGTTGGCCTTCTCGTAGTATTGCTGCAGCTTCCTAGCTGATTGGGGGTCCTTAGCGAATTCCGCGTCCCAATCGGGTTCTGGCGGAATCATCTGTTGCATGTGCGCTTCCATCTGCTTAGCGACGTTCATCGAATATTCGTAGTTATGAACGGCATCGGCAGCAGCGCGGCGAACAATCTTCTTCGCCTCATCCAATTGATTCATCCGCCTGTGGAACGTCTCGGTGCGGACGTAACCCTCGAGGGCTTCCTTGACAGTGACTTCTACAGGTTCCCCATCGACGGTAACTTCAACTTTTTGGGAAAGAACGGCGGTTTCTTCTTCTTTATCATCCTCGGCCCCGGCCTCTCCAGAACCTTCATCCCCGTCACCGGATCCATCTTCTCCATCAGCTTGCTCGGCATCGTCGCCGTCGCTATCCTCCCCACTTCCTTCGCCAGCATCCCCTTTATCGGTCTTACCTTTCTTGGTATCACCATAAATAAGTTCCTCCGGGTCATCGTCACCGCCGCCTTTTGGCTCGGTGTCTGGGTCTAATTGACCTGCGTTTTTGAATACAGTTTCCGGCGGACCCTCGCTCGACACAGCCTTTTTGCCGGGAGTAGGTTGATCTGCTTTCATCGCGGCGTCAAACGCGCTCGCTGCTTCATCCATACTATCGGGCACGCGACTCTCCCTTACTGAATTTCTGTCTCATCTTTTGGTCGGTTACGTACTGCTCAAGCTGCTTCCGCACCTTCCAAAGGGCTTTCATGGTAGCATGGGCCGTGCTGGCTGTCAAGCTGCCGACATCCGCGTTCAGTAGTATTCCTAGTTCCCTAGAATATACCTCGTCTAAAGCCTTAACAAACACCGGATTATCAAGTATCGCCTTGGCTTCTGCCGCCCGTTCGTCTACTTGAAAATCACTCAGGCGGTCGGATTCCTTCAGGTCCGATAGGTTGTGGTGGAACGGCGGCTGTGTCGATTGCTGGTCGTCCGGCATTTGCTACACCCATAAGTTCCTGCGCATATTCTGGTACTGGAAGCGGTGCTGGTTCCATACCTTGAACCGGCGTATTCCTAGACTCAATTTCTTCTTCGTCTACATCCGCCATGAACTGCGCTTCGATCTTCGCTGCATCGAGAAGGCCCGTAACGATCATATTGTCGCGGCGGAAATCATCGTCGATGCGTAGCTTCCTATCATCGAAGTTAGACTTCGAAATCTCGGTCGCCATCGTGACGCGATTCTTCTCCATAGCCGATTGGGCGAGAAGAGTGGCCGCATCCGGCTCCTTCGGAGTCTCCGCGATACGCTTGATAGTAGCCTCGTCGATTTCGCGGTAGTAACGACTGACATTCTTGACGTTCGCAATGGCCAATATATCTACGAGGGTATTTCGGAACTCCTGAACGCCGCAGAGGGGATTTTCTACACCGAATTGAGTCATAACGGCGGTCTGAGTTGCCTTCACTTCCTGCAGAACCATCAGCCGGGTCATATCCGAGCCCTTCCCCAGGGTCGGGTTGACCGAAATTCGCATGGTGGGGTCGAACGTAGATGGCTTGATATCCGCCCACTTCCCTCGGAGCTGAATCGTACGTTGCTGATTGGGGTGCTTAACGATTTCCCGCAGCAGCCCTTTATACATCTGCTTCATTCCCGTTTCAGCGAGAATGCGGGCACACAATTCGATGCGTTCCTGCGCCCCTTGAACAATCGCGTCAATTCCGGTGATATTCGTCGACTGCAAGGCACGAGGATCGACCCCCTTGGAGGCATCCGAAATACCTGTCCGGGACTGTCGGAGCTGCTCCATTACCTGGAACATACCGAAAACAGGCTGGCCCACGAATTGGTGAGTTATCGACATTACGGCATCTTGCGGAGATCCCGTAGTGCGAATCGGCGCACCAATTTCGTCGTTTAGAACGTCGTCGGAGTTCGTGATAGTCTGATTGAACACCGTACGAGGCCAAATCGACTGCGCAAGGGAGTCTAGCGAGCCCCGGAGCATATTCGTCTTAATGGTCTGGATGTCCTTGACCAGATCGGCGGGCGTGTCACCCACAAGAGTGTGGGGTTCGGGGTCTGGACACCACACGGCGAAATTTGGATATTCCACCACTTCGTCGTAGATGATGTGGTGATTATCGCCTACGGTGTGGATTTCACGTAGTTCCGCGATTCCGTCCCCATCCTTGTCCACCCGAATGAAATAGCAACCATATCTGACATCCCAAGCATCCGTAACATCGCCTTGATCCAGCCCGCTATTTCTAAAAAGACGATCCACGGAGTAATTATCGGGGGTCGAGCCAAGGTACTCGGCCATTTCTTCCAAGCTGTAGCCCTGCTTGACTAGTTCCGAAATGTTAACAACCTGATCGTGGCCGATCAGAGGCGTGGAATCAACATCCGTGGCTTTTCGGGATATCCGAAATTCGTCCAATGGCACCGACATGATTTTCAAAATTGGCTTGGATTTCACGAAACGTACCCGGAGGTTTTTTAGAACTTCCGGCATCATTTCGTCTACTTCTTTGTTTAGTACTTCCATGCCCGGATTTTCGCTCACGAGCACCTGGACCTGTTCCATAGTCAAATTGGAATAATCGCTCTCGGTCACTTCCTCCGTCTTATCCGTCCACCACCTTACGACGCCCGTCTTGCACCGGAGGGCATCCTTGATGATGTCGTGGAGAATCAAGAAGCCCGAATTATCCTCCCAGAATACATAATTGAGGTAATCCGTGCACTGTTTGGCCATTTCTTCTTGGCCTTGGTGATTCGGCTTGCAGTTCACGGTATTTTCAGAGGAAGTAAAAATGCGCACGAGGGAGGGCAGAATAGCCATGACGGTATCCCGGAAGTCCGTAGACACCGCCGACGATTTCCCCTCGCCTTCTGGCATGGGGTATTCGCCATAGAAGAAATGTAAATTTTCGTCCCGGGCTGGCGCGAGGACGCTATCTTCGAACGCCTTGGCGTCGTCAATAATTTCGCTGATAGCAGCATTATACCCGTCCTGATCAAACCCGTCGTCTGCGGCGTTCGCCCCGGCGTAATCCCCAACCGCGCTGCCGCCGAACATTCTTTCCGGTGTCACGACGTTCATGTGTATCTCCTAGGAATGCCGCTAGACATTCTCTTTAAATTTCTCTTGAGTGCGCCTTCGCCTATCCCAATCACATTGGACCCGCCAATCATCGGCTGGATCATATTCATTGCAACGCAACCCACTCGAAGTGAATCGGCTGCGTGCGAGGCCCAATTATGTAATGGTTTTCCGGTCGCTGACTTGTGGTAGTTCCTAATGGCCATAATCCCTGGTTCGCATCGAACTTTGTCAAACCACATCGTGCGCAGCGCGGCTCTTGTTGCGCTGATTCCATCTTCGACGGTGTGCATCGGGCAGACGAAGGTATTTGGGAGCATGGCGTCCAGCACATCTTTCCTCGCTACCCCGGTTCCTAATTCTCTCTGTTTGATGTCGTGAGGCAACACGTGGCACCCATAAGCATAGGGTTTGGACTTAATTTGACCGACATAATACTCCAGTCCTTTTCCAGTCTCTTGTAGATAATCGATGACGTGGAGTTCCCTACCGCAACGCTGTAAAAACCATATAACGGTTTCATCGTCAATTCCGAGATCCCAACAGGTCCAAACAAGAGCGTTGGGGTCATAAGGAACTCCGGTGATTTGCCCCCGCATCTGAATATCGTTCATTACTTCGCCGTAATAACTGCCTTCGATAGGCGCGTCGAAGCTGCACATCATTTCGCGGGCGAACTCATCCGCCGTCATATCCTTACGCATCTCCGCTACTTCTTCCTCAAGTAGCGCGTCGGTTGTGTTAACCGGTATGTTGAATATGTCCCATTGGGCCGTTTCCTTCTCAGCCCGCTTCTTCAGCTCGTGGAAGTGGTCGTCGCCGTTGGACGTTCCGCTAATGACCGCCCATCCTTGATAATCAGCCAAACAAGGACGGATAACAGAACCGAGCATAGAAGGATTGAGCAAAGGATACTCGTCAGCAACCACCCCATCAAAATATAGGCCGCGCATTCTTTCATAAGCCGCAGAGCCCCCGTACAAATTTATCATCGCTCCGTTGGGGAGGATAATTTGCAAATCGCCCTCTACTACTTTTACTTTGGGCAATACTTCGGTATAATACTTAAAATAACCCCAAACTAGGTCTTTCGCCTGTGCAAAAGTTGGTCCAATATACCCATATCGGGGTGGCGGGAATGCTCTCTTGTTTTCTAACGCCTTCCGAATGGTCTGATTACACAGCGCAACTGTTTTCCCCGCTCGTCGGTGGGCCACGATGAATGCCCATCGCTTCTGTGTCGAATGTAAAGCTTTAAAGTGCTCTCTCGGCACATAAGGAATAGTTATTCGTGGCGCTTCGAGTACTTCAGCTATACTCATTTACTCAGAAAGGGAGGCCTTACACCCCCGATTCCCCCTGTGGTCAGCGCCGTAATTAGCATAATCAACGCGATGAGTAGTACGATCACCCAGACGCCCTGCTTCACTCTCTCCGGGATTGGGGTGACAAAACTCTCGATCACCCAAATAGCCAAGTAAATGATCCCGGCCAGTATGATAAGCCCTACGAGGAACCACAGAATATTAATAGCAATTGCTAACATGGCCTCCTCCTTATGCAGCGTCGTTGTCGATAACTTCTCCCTGTATTTCCTTGGGTTCCTGACTGAACGAAGTGCCGTCTGCCCATTGGACAACTATTGTCCCGCCCGCCGTGTTCTTTACGTTGACGCTTCCCTGCCCGGAGCCCCAGCCGCGTTGCTTCCCAATACTAGAGAGAACAAACCGCGACATAGTGTCGCGCCGAGAGGGGTCTAGTTCGTCCATCAACGCGTCGAGTACGTTCTTTTCGGCAATATCGACTAACCTGTCGGCGGCTTCCTGGAGTTCAGCAGACAGGTAAGGCGATTTCTTGACGAAGTTCCGCAGCCGTATCGAAGTAATCTTAAGTAGCTTCGCGGCGTCCGATATGTTCCCCGCCGCCATCCATATTGCCGTACGGCATTCCTCGGTATCAAGTGGTAATTCAACTGGTCGCTCCGTGTAAGGCGCAGTTGGCAGCGCTACCAAATCGATGGGTATGTTGTCTTCTTCCATATCTCACCTAATTGGCCGCCCGGCGCACGAGAGGGGCTGGGGCTGAGGATTCGTGCGCCGAGCGTAACTGATCCGACGTGGATCGGATCAAGTATTCTTGTTGCTGGCCTTCTCTTCTTTCTCTTTTAATTCTTTGTTTCTCTTTTCCCAACCTTCTTTCGTGGTCGGATTCCGATCGAGCATTCCCGCGTCCCACAGGTCCGGGCTCGGATTCATGTGCTTCGTCAGGGGCGCACCCGAGGGTGTCACCACTTCGTCATAAATGTTGGGGTGCATTCCGACCACGCGAGCAACAAATTTGCCTTTGGGAATTTCCCCTGCCTTGGCCACGCCTGTCGGCGTCCCTTCTTCATCCAATTCGATGAAACCCAATTCACCATGGCCTAGTTCGCCAGCGAATCTCTTGATTTCTTCCGGTTTGAACCCGGATGGCTCGACTGGCTTCGCCGGAGCATCGCCCGGATATGCCACGGGTTGGTTGATTACGCCTCCTCCCGGGGGAGATTTCGGCGTTGGTCCGACTGTTGCAGCCATAGAATGTACCTCCTGATAAGGGTTATGGCTCTGATATCATAGCACGCTACGCGCTACGCGTCAAGTTGGAACTGAATACTAACGCCTTCGCTGGTCTTGGCCTTGCCGCATCGCTGGCGCGGTGAATTCGAACATCAGGGGTGCGGAAGTCTCCTGCCCTTCACGAACCTGCACTGGAACTTGGATCGCCGCCGACACCAATGATGGCTTCACCGTCGTCGTCAGGTTGTTACTATCCACATAGGTGGTCACTTCATCGCCTTCATTGAACACGATCATCGAATTCTGAGTAAATCCAGTCCCAATCACGGTCATAACCAAATCCGCGGAACCCATTTCTGCTGTGTTCGGGCTCAGCGAACCCAATGTAAGTGCCTCTGGCGGAGTCGGGGTAGAACCGCTACCGGGCACCCTCTTGTCCACATTCGAATTGAGCGGGGGATCGATAGGTGCGCCGCTTCCGGTGACCAATGCGTCCGGTCCGTCTTCCGGAGCGAATACATGGGCTGCCTTGGCATCTGGCCCGGGAGGCGGGTTCAACGTTGCTGGTCCGCTGGGGGTTCCAGCGCCGTCCAATGGGAGCCAACCGTAGTCCCCGGGAGTCAACTCCCCAATGAGATGGTCATAATCACCCATAGCTTACTCCTCATGTTGTGCGTTGAGAGTGGTTACAGCATACCACGCACGAGGCAGCGTGTCAAGTTGCAGCTGAACACTAGGAATGCATATATACGCAAATTGGAGAACATATAGGTTCGACGACGGGTCCCCCCGCTGCGACCTTTGGTCGCAGCGGGGTCGGGGGGAGTTCGCGCAACTTCGAGTTGCACAACTCGCTGCTTGGTTGTACAACTGTCGCAATTGCGACATCGTGCCGCATCTGCTACAACCGAGAGTTGGTAGACAGCGCGCTTGCGCCGTGGTAGAGTGCGCGCGTGGACGAGAACAGCGGGGCAGCCCGCCCCGCCTCGGCCTCCCGGGCTCCGGCCCGGACGAACGGAGACACGAACATGGCGAAGAAGCAGAAGGAACAGGCGACCCCGGTCGAAATCGACGCGACCGTGGCAGAGGACATCGCGAAGAAGGGCAGCGTGGTCAAGGCCGGTTACAAGGCCCGCTACGCCGCCCGGGCTGCAGAGGCCGGACTCGGCCGAACCGCCCAGCGCTCGTGCTGGGACTGGCTCGCGCAGACGCTGGCAGGCGAAGTCCTCGACGGCACGAAGCTGGACGTGGCGAAGTTCCAGCGGCTCTTGGAGGCGAACGGCGTCGACCACAGCCGCTGGACGAACCGGAGCAAGGGCTGGGAAGGAAGGCTCCGAATGACCGGACGCCTCGCCCTCCAGCGGATCGTGGCGGAAGCCGGGATCCTGAAGACGGCGGATGGCGAGGAGCTGGAAGCCCCCGCCGAGTGGGTGGCGAAGCACGCCCACTAAGAAGACCGGGCGGGGCCGCAAGCCCCGCCCACCGTCCACCGGTCGAAGCCGGTGCTGATGAGCCGCAGTACGGCGAAACGGAGAACCGAAATGTACGTCGCTTATCTCATACCAAAAGAAGACCATCATCTTCTAATCGAAGACGGCATCGGTTACATAGCGAAAGGCAACACAGAGGAGGAAGCAAAAGCGAACGTTATTGCTCTTTACGACCAAGACGAGCACGAAATGATAGAAAGGAGCAAAGCCGCAGGCTACAAAGTCGAAGGAGAGCCGAACAAATGGGACGAATGGCACGTTCTACACGTGAACTTCCTGGGGGCGTAAGCCCCACCTTAGGCGAAGCGCTTCACGTCGCGGGGTCGAAATAGGGCTTGACAGCCGCCCCGCGACGTGGTAAAATGATCATACAATCGAACCAACGGAGAATGAACATGAGCGAACATCAATACGAAGCGATGGCACTTCTCGTCATCGACCGCCGCACGCTGAAGACGACGCGCGCCGCAAACGCGAATGAAGCAGATCGAATCGCAGCAGAAGACGCGCTAAGCGCCGACCAAATCGCGTGGAGCATAGAAGAATACGATCGATGCGACGGAACTCACTTCACCATCATCCCGGAAGAATACGAAGTGGGCGAATAAGCCCACCATAAAGCGAAGCGCTTCGCTTCACCGAAAGTAGAACCGCCCCCGTGGCTTCGCGCTGCGGGGGCGGAACTGTATTCAGCGCTTATAGAACGCTTCGTGCAGCGCAAGGCGTAATGGACGTAAGGCGGCTTCGCGCGCCGCAGCCGAAATCTTCCCAGCGGCGAAGGCAGCCCAAACTTCCGCAGCGGACAAGAAGTGCTGGTGAACCAGCGAAGTCGATTCCATGTGCATTCCTCCATTCATGATCGATCCACAAGTATAGCACGGCGCGCGACGTCTGTCAAGTATATCTTCGTGTATTCGACGCGCGAGGCGCTTCGCAGCGCGAGGCGCTTCGCAGTACGCGCCCGCACACCCTCTTCAGCTACCCACCTTTCCTCTTTTAGTGGGCCGCGCCAAAACCCCCCC